TTTGCGACAGCGATGAGATTTTTGTTCTTGTCATAAATGCCAATCTTGTTGACGTAGGTAACTTTTTGAAACATTGGATCTTCATTAAACAATTCATGGCTAAAAGGTCTTTGCCAATCACGCAAAATTATATTTCTTTCTTCTTTATACCAATCCCTTACTAAAGACCAACAATCAGTAACACCAAAAACATATGGCCTTCCAACTAAAGGTGCTTTATAACCAGTTGGTTTGCAATATCCCCATGTCTCTGTTTTTGGATTAACAATATACCACTCTAAGTTACTTTGTTCACAACCTATTTTATCTGCTTGGCTTGGTTCTGGTGGTGTAGAAGGATGACTGTGAATAACTCCAATTATTTGACCAATGTTATCAGCACGAACATAATCTTCTGGATCAATGATAAAACATTGATAATCTGTCATTGAAAGATTACGACAAGGAAAATATCTTTCTTTTCCTCGAATATTTAACAAAAGACCACAAGACTCTTTAGGATCTTGGTTTTTCGCATGAACGAGTGCTTTTTGTTTCCAAGTCACGATTTGAAAGTGCCTACAGTAGGAAAAATTGAACGTGTGCATTGACGTTTTGGCGCACGAATACCAACAAGATCAAAAACTGCTGCAAGTTCCCATGTTACAACAGTTCTATTCTCAGTTGATTTTCTATCTATGTAATATACTTCTCTTGGAAACTCAGCATTAGGATCTGCTGTAGCATTTGTATTATCTGCAAAATTAACTGCATCTATATATTTTGCAAGCGTTCTTATTCTTGTAACTTTTGCTCCTGTTAAATCATTACCAACTGTAGTTTTATTAACCTCTAAAAGTATTGCTGAAATATTTGGTGTGCCTGCTAAGTTAGAAACTGATAAGGTTGGTCTAGGAAGTTGTCCTCTTTGATATGCAAAACCTTCTGCTTGAATTGGAAATCTAAAATATCCATTCCCTTTCCAAGTTATTTGTCCATTTGCATTAAGACTGCTTCCATTATGAAATCTATAAACTGTTGTTGCGCCATGTATAGATTGTATTAACTGTAATTCAAAAAGTTCTATTATTGCTGACGGATTTATTTTTGATACTTCGTCAAATGTGCTGCTAAATGATATATATCTAACAGTATTATCGTAAACTGTAACTCCTACATTTTGCGCCCATTCTGGCTCACTACTTCCAGTTGTGCCAGCTTGTGTGACACGAAAAAACATACCATTTGAGCCTGTTGTAGAAGCAACAACTGTATTTAACGATAAACTTGCACCAGCAGACCAAACTGTTGCTGCGGTCATGGTTCAAATACCTCTCTAAAATTAACTTCAACAGTTGCTAAATTAGGAAACTCTATAGTTTTCTTGTACTCCTTATCTACAACAAATTTCCCAATACTTCCGTTAGGTGGTGTGAAGTCAAAACTTGCATTGTCGCTATCTCTTGCTTTTAAGAAATTAATTAGAGTATCACTTTCTGCCTCCGTAATATTCTCAAATTTTAAACTTACATATCTTGGGTTTTGGTGAGCAGCAACTCCAAAATTCAACCTGTGTTCATATCCATCAGCGTAACGTAAAACCTTTTTTATTGGTTTATTTGCAATAGTTACCCCAAATACAGGTTCTAAATTTACATCTGTGTTGAAATTTGCCATTTTAAGAAGCTAAGATTCCTCCGGGTCGTTTTTGTTTTAACAATTCAGCTTGTATAGCAACACCTAATACTTTACCTAATTCTCTACCTTCATCCTCATTCCCTTCAACACTTGATCCGCTTGCATCAACATTTACAATTACATTTCCTATACCTCCACTAGCTTGTACTCCAAGTTTTCCATTAGCACCACGTTTCAATGGCATCACTGCCTCCGGACCGGCTTCTCCCATAAGCCCCATTCCGTTTTTCATAGGAAAAACAGTTGGTCTGTTAACTATGCCACCCATCTTGTATGGAACAATTTTATTTTTAGCAAATACATTACCTTTTGCGCTTTCAACAAGTTCACCACCGCTCACAACACCACCATCAGCCAAGCCGGGAAATAAGAAGTTAAATAAAGGTTTAACAATAGCTGCTCTTATAGCCATCCTTGTTATATCTGCAATTATAGATCTTGCTAAATCTGCAAAATTTAATTTACCTGTCATTACAAAATTAACAAGTGCATCCTCCATACCCTTAAACGCATTAACAACGGCTTGTTCTGCTTGTTCTGCAAACTTAAATGCGCTTTCAGCAAATGATTTTAATGGTGAATTATCACCTCCTAGACCACCAAAACCAGTGCCACCTCCTTCTTCACCTTCTCCACCTTCTGCTCCATCTCCAGTTCCACCTCCAAAATCTATCTTAGGAGCATTTATAGTCATATCTCCTATAGCTTTAAAGTCTTTCTTAGCGTTTTCTGCCGTATCTTTAAAGCCTTTTTTCATAACTTCAAAGGCTTTTTTAAATTCAAGATTTGCAATGTGATACAAAATCTTCGCCATATCGACCAAAGATCTTGTTAAAAAACGAATAGCAGCAAAAGTGGCATATGCAGCAGCACCAATAGCTTTAAATGTAATTGAAATTGCATCCATCGCACCTTGAGATGACGTTATTCCACTAACAATATCGCTGAAGGCTGATTGAAATGCAGCACCAATAGGAAGTACTGATTTTCCTACTGCAAGTTTAAAATTATCCATTTGAACTTTAAGTCTTTGCCCTGCATCCGCAGATGAATTAGCTACTTCTTCTGCTGTTTTACCAAAGTCAACATTTAATTTTTCTGCAAATTTAATAACTTGATCTAACCCAACAACACCATCTCTTAAATCTTTTTGTAAATCTTGTAAGCTACTACCATTAGCTTCTGCAAATTTCACAACTGCACCAGCCAATCTTTCACCTAACTGCCCTTGTAGTTCTTCCGCAGATACCTTACCTTTACCAAAGATCTGAGACATAGCTCGGATCGCAGATTGTACATCTTCTGCATTACCACCAGTTGCTTTAATAGCCTCTGATACACCTACAAATACTGTTTCAGCGTCTTCTATAGTTCCACCAGAACCTAAAACAGAAGCAGCTAATGTTGTGAATTGTCTTGTAGATGCAGCTATAGGTACATTTAATCTTTTTGATGTCTCTGCAATTACAGACATACCTTTATCAAAGGTAGCTTGATCCTTTGTAACACCAGCTAACGCAATCTCAAGCTTCTGTATTTCTGATGCGTAAGTTGCAGCACCAGCAGCAAATGTTGCTACGTCAATCGCAGCACCAGCACCAGCACCAATCGCAGCACCAGCCGGGCCTCCAACCGCAGCACCAGTAAGAGCAAGTGAAGCTGTACTTCCTAGTCCTCCAGCTACTGTGCCTGCTGCTGCTCCAAGTGCTGCTCTCCCTCCAACACCAATCTTTCCAAAAAATCCACCTTGTTTCTTTTTAGAAGCTGTTAAAGCATCAAGTTTCTTTCTTAATCTATCTGCTTCTGCTCCAAGTTTTTTATATGCTTTACTTCCTATCCCAACTGAATTTTGTAATTGTTTTAAAGCTTGTATCTGCTTATTAAATGTATTTACACTACGCTGACCTCTCTTGTCATATGCAGTAATAGATTTTATTGTTTTATTTAATTCGGTGGGAGTAAGTGAAAGATTTTTATTTAATTTATTAAAAGTGCCGTCAAGTTTTTTAAGGCTGCCAAAACCTTCTAGTTTTAATCTAATGGTTTCTATATTGACACTTTTTGCCACTATTTCTTCTCCTTATTAATTTCTTTCAATGCAACAGATTCCATAATTTGTAAACCTTCCAACATTTCTTGGCGGTTATCTACATGATAGAGGTCAAATAGTCCTCCATCAAGTAATAATACCTCATATTTTAATCCTACTATACCTCCAAAGCTTGTGTTCCATTGTGTACCACATCTTTGAAACATCATTACAATATCCCAATTCTCATCAAAAACCTCAAAGTCTTTTTCTTTCTCCTCTGGCTGCTCCTTTAACTCAATACCAAATGCTTTTGCATCTTGTAAAGTTTCATCTACTACTTGCTTGCCACCCGAAGCCCAGTATTTAGTGGCATCAATTAGTTTCCCACTTGTGCATTAGCATAGAAAGATTTAAAAGCATCAAGAACACCAGCTACAAAATCTGGGTCGTCAGCAAACGATTCAAGTTCTTTTTTTGAAAAAACTATAGGAGTACCATCTTCTTCATTTAACTCCTCCCAACCAACTAAAACCTTCTCAAGTGCCTCAAATTCAGAATCCTCATCAAAAGAGTTAAGTTCAGTTCTAGACAGTCTCCTAAACTTTCCAGTAAAAGTGCTTGTGTCAAACTCTCCAATTTTTGTTTCTGATGGAGTTTTTATATTTACAGGCCAAGAGTAAACCTTAGTCTTTTTTCTTACAAATGCCATAAGCTAAAATATATACTTCTACACTCTACCTCAGTAGTCAATACTTAGTAAGTATTTATGTATAAACTAATGTCATTTCGTTGTAGCTGCACTTGG